AAATTGAACTCTGTGATCTCGACGGCATCAGTATGGCGGCAAAGGAAATCAACAACCGTCTGGATGAGATACGCGCGATGGCATTGGGCATCTATGCGGAACAGTCGGCTGTCCGTGACGGTGTGACAGCCGAAGAGGTAAAAGGAATACTGCTTGGGATGGCCAGCGGGCAGGAAACGCTTCTAGGATATTTCAGACGATTCATCAGCAACTTTGAAAAGCGTGTGGGAGTAAACCGCACAGCAGGAAGCCTGCGGGCCTATCGCAATGCCTACAACCATATCGGAAGGTTCTTGCAGGTGCGATACAAATTGTCGGATATCCCGTTTTCCGCACTGGACCGTTCTTTCATCGACAAATACGACCTGTATCTGCGGACAGAGCGCCATCTCGCTCCAAGGACAATTATCAACCTGACCGTGCAGTTAAAGACCATTGTCGGTGAAGCCATTGCGGACGGTATCATTACCACCTACCCATTTGCAGGATATGAACCGGTACGTTCGAAAAATGAGCAGAAATATCTTACAGCCGAGGAATTGCAACGGATTATGACCACCCCGCTTCACAGGCAGACTCTTTATCATGTCCGTGACATGTTCCTGTTCTCCTGCTATACCGGTATTCCATACGGGGACATGCGCCTGCTGACAAAGCAGAACCTTTCCCTTGCGGAAGACGGCACATGGTGGATCAAGAGCGCACGGCAGAAAACCAAGATAGAATTTGAGATCCCGTTGCTGGATTTGCCGCTACGGATTCTGGAGAAGTACCGCGATGCCGCTCCCGGTGACAGGTTGCTGCCGATGTACTGCAATTCCATGCTGAACCTTTACTTGAAAGAGATCGCCCGACTCTGCCATATAGACCGTCCGCTGGTCTTCCACATGGCCCGTCATACATACGCAACGGAAATCACTCTTTCACACGGAGTGCCTCTTGAAACGGTCAGCAAAATGCTCGGACACAGTCAGATAGAAACCACGCAGATTTACGCAAAAGTGACCGACGACAAGATAGACGCCGACACAAAGGCGTTGAACCGGAAAATTTCGGAACGTTTCTCTGTCGTCATTTAATAATAACCCCTTGAAAGCAAGTATATGGAAAAGAATGCAGAAAAACAGAACACCAAACGGCGCAGCACTTTTGCCGTATTGTTTTATATCAATCGCACGAAAATGCGCAAGGACGGGATGTGCCAGCTGTTGTGCAAGGTGAGCATTGATGCCGAATGGGCACAGATAGGGACCAAAGTCTCGGTCAATCCCACTATCTGGAATCCGGAAAAAGGTCGTGCCGATGGGAGGAGTGAGAATGCCGTTACCGTGAACCGCGCCATAGATGACCTGACAAGCGAGATTGCCGGACATTATGACCGTATAAAGAACAGTTTGGGCTTCATCACGGCGGAACTTGTAAAGAATGCCGTCAAGGGTATCGGTCAGAAACCGCTTACCCTGCTGGCTCTCTTCCGGGAGCATAACGAGGAATTCAAGAAACGTGTCGGGATAGACCGCATACAGGAGACATACGACTCCTATCTGCGGTCCTACAAGCATCTTTCCGCGTTCATCCGGGAAAAGAAGGGTGTGGAGGATGTCACATTGCGAAGCCTTGACCGCGTTTTCTATGATGATTTTGAAATTTTCCTGCGCACCGACCGCAACCTGAAGCCCAAGAGCGTACATGAGCACTTGTACCGTTTGAAGAAACTCACGATGCGTGCGGTCAGCCAGGGGACATTGCGGCGCGATCCTTATTGCCGCCTGCATCCCGAACTGCCCAAAAGAAAAAGCCGCCACATGAAACTGGAGGATCTCAAGACATTGATGACCACGCCCGTTGAGAAACCGCAACTGCAATTCGTGAGGGACATGTTCATTTTCTCCACGTTCACCGGACTGGCGTATGCGGACTTGAAACGGCTTTCGGAAAAGGACATTACGCAAGCAGAGGACGGCACTTGGTGGATTCATATCCACCGGCAAAAGACCGATACGCTCTCCTCTGTCCGCCTGTTGGATATTCCCCTCCAGATCATTGAGAAATACCGCAGCCAAAGAACCGGGGATAAAGTGTTCAACATATACGGACGCGGTTATTTTATCATGCTAACAAGAGAATTGGGGCAGATGTATGGATTTGACCTGACCTTCCACCAGGCCCGGCATAATTTCGGCACCCACATCACCCTCTCGCTCGGCGTGCCGATAGAGACGGTAAGCCGCATGATGGGTCACACCTCCATTTCCACCACGCAAATTTACGCGCAGGTTACGGACACGAAAGTGGACGAAGACATGAAACGGTTGAGGACCACAGGTTTCGGAAACAGGATCGAGCTTTGTGAAGAGGATTTCACGGTGAAGAAAAAGCGGACAAAGGAATCAACGACCGCCTGAAACGGAAAACGGAGAAACGGCCTGAACAAAGCGCAGGCTGTTTCTCCGTGCTTGATTAATGAGGGCTATACCCAGCGTTGCTCTTCCCGGCACCGCTTGTAGGCATCGTCCAGTATCTTCATGATATCGGATTCCTTGTAGAGGGCCTTCCCCTGTACCATGTAGTAAGGTATTACGCGGAATGTACGGTATTCCTGCAATGTACGCCTGCTTACCCGTAGGACTTTGGAAAGTTCCTCGTCCGTAAGGAAGCGTTCACCGTTGAAGAGGGTTCTCGGTATTTCCTCCATCACAGAAAGCATCTTTTCCATTTTCTCCAGTCCCTGGAACATCACATCGATGCGCGGGTCTTTCTTGTCTATAAAATGATAGCTCATAATTTGTTCTTGATTAAAGGGTGATAGCTCAATTCCAACAATTCCTGCACATCTTCCGGCTTGTAGAAGAGTTTGTTCTTGATACGGCTGAAAGGTAGTATCCCTTTGGCCCGATATGCCTGAAGGGTTTTTTTGTTGATGCGGAGCACATCGCATACCTCCTGGTTGTCCAGCCAGTTCTTCAGGCCGAGGTCTTCGGTTGGGCGGCATAGGCGCGTTACCCGCTGCTCGAACTCGCAAAAGCGGATACGCAGTTCTTCAAAAGTCTGTTTGTCGATACATACAATTTCCATAATCCATATTTTTTTCAATTAGACATTCGCTTGCACTCTGTATCTTGCTGGCAATGATTTCCCTTTCTGATTGAGGAAAGCCTCCACTTCGGATGCCTTGTAGTAGGTACGCCCGTCAATCATATAATAGGTGACGAGTTTCTTCTGCCGATACCGGGCAAGCGTGCGTTTGGTGATGCCAAGTAACTGGCACAGGTCGTAGTTGTCCAAAAGCGTGTCGCCATCCAGACAATCCTTCAGCTTGTTCATGCGTTCCAATGTCCGGTCTATCTTGTCGAACCGTTCCATGATCTGATGAAGCATCATCTGGAAGGTCTCGCGGTCTATCTGTATCATAATATATTCTGTCTTTTGAGTGTAAATAATTGATTGATTACACCTTGTCGCGCAACAGGTTATACTATGATATAGGGCTAACGGTGTGCCAATGACCCTGTATTTCACAGAATGGCACAGGCATTCCGTTGAAATACAGCGAAATAAAATTTATTAGAAGAAAAAATGATGGAATAACGGTCTTGCAGGATGCAAGGATTCTCGCAATATGCAAGTTACATCCTGCAAGGATTACGGTAAATCAGGCGGCAGATGCCGTTGAAAAAGACAACGGCTTTATGCAACTGCCATCGCCGAAAAGGAAGAATATCCTGTACGGAATTCCCCTTTCCGGTGGAATAAGGGAACAGATAAACAATGAATTCGTCCACAAGGTTGTAGTGGAAGAGTCCCCGCAGAAGTTCAAGGGATTCTGCATCATGAACTTCTGCCAGATAGGTAAAAGAAGCGTTTTTGTGGTCTTTCTCGCAGAGCAAATCCAGAATGGAGTGAGGTAAAATCCAGGCATTGCAGTGTTCCCGCCAATGAACAAACCCTTTTCTGTGGTTCATTACCCATTGCGTCAGCACATCATTAGGTTCCGGCAGGAAACCGTCTAATGTCATTACCGTTACTGCTTGGATTTTTGACATATATTCCAGTCTTTAGTTTTCAACCGGAAGCCGTCCAAAAAAGAAGCGTGCAAACACACTACTTCTAATGGAGGCTCTGGAATGCCTTTAACAGGAATAGGTGAGTGCACGCTATGCATAAGCATAGCATAAGCAATCACGCAATAGTTCCTGTTAATGTTAATTTTCCAGATTCCCATTAGAAACGCCTTGCGGTCTTATGTTATATACAATCGGCAACCGCCTCACAGACGATATGCCGCATTTTCTCTATTTACTTGCAAATGTACACATATTCAGCGACATTTACACTAACTGCGGGCATCTATTTTATTTCAGCCCGTATTTCTTCATCTTCCGGTACAGTGTTGCTGGGTTGATGTTCAGCAGTGCGGCAGCCTGTTCCCGGTGTCCGTTGCAAGCTTTAAGAGCATTGATAATTTTCATTTTCTCCAATGACTCATCCTTCAACGGCTGAATTACCGGGGAGTGCGTATCTCCACTTTGGCGGATCTCAATATCCAATCCTTCCATATCCAGCATCGGAGTCTCCGCAATCAATACAGCACGTTTGATCCGGTTCTGTAAGTCCCGGACATTGCCCGGCCATGAATAGGTAAGCATCCTGCGCTTGGCATCTTCCGTAAAGCCTTGTGTTTCCCTTTTCAGTTCTTTCGAATGGCGTTCACGGAAAAACTCAGCCAAAGGGATGATGTCTTCCGGACATTCCGCCAATGAAGGCTGACGTATCTCGAATTCGCAAAGGCGGTGGTAAAGGTCTTCCCTGAACCGCCCTTCCTTGATGGCCAGTTGCAAATTCTCATTTGTGGCGGTAACGATACGCACGTCCGCTACCCGTTCCTTGTCACTGCC